AGGCTGCCGCCGTACCCAGGCAGGCGGCCGTCCTCCGTGTACTGGTGGATGAGCGGTGCACCCCAGTAGGGCACGGACGGGACTGCGGGGTCTGAGTAGGCCATCCCGTAGTCGCTGTAGTCCGGGCCGCCCGCATACCAGAGCGGGTACCACTGGGCCACGTAGGACCAATCGCTGCCGCTCGCGGCGCTCCCGTTCATGTAGATGCCGGCGATCTTCCCGCCGGTGAGGTGCCACACCCGATCCAGGAAGGCCGCGGCCCACCCGGCACCCTGTGGGACGGCGTCAGCCTCCCAGTCCAGCCACAGGGTGGCGCGCCCGACATAGTCCTTGACGGCGTCCACGAAGAACTGGGCCTGCTGGTTGGCGTCGCCCGGCCGGGCGAAGTGGTAGAGCCCGAGTCGCTTCCCGGCGGCGAGCGTGGCGTTGGCGTGCTCCCGCATGTGCGGGTTGATGTAGTAGTCGTCCTCGGTCGCCTTGACGATGACGAAATCCGACGGGACCGCAGCGAGATCGATACCGGCCTGATGGCTGGAGACGTCGATCCCGTGCGCGTGGGCGGGGGCGCTCGAGCTTGCTGGCGCGGCAGGCGCAGGAGCCGGTGCCGGGGCGCTCCCCCTGGCGAACTCGGGCCACTGAGACAGGAAGCGAGACTCGTCGAACCGGTGGCACGAGGTCCAGCGGCCGTTGAGCGTGTCCGGGTGTGCGGTGTACGCGATTGTCCGCGTTTCGCCCCCGGTCTGGTCGCCGACCGGTTCGTCCGGTTCGTCCCAGCCGTCGCCGTTCTGGGAGTTGACCCACGATTCGGACACGTAACCGTCGGAAGTGACTATGACCACGTGGCCACGGCCGCCTTCGTTCCTGGCCGACAGCAGGACGTCGCCGATACGGAGACCGCCAGCTGGGTACAGGTCCGAGTCGTTCCAGGAGACCTCGTAGAAGCCGCGAGCCTCGAGACCGCCGCGCATGTTGCCGGTCCAGAAGTCGTCGATCTCCAACAGGGCCGGGTGCCCCCATGGGACGCCGTGAGCTCCGTGGAGTCCGAAGTTGATCGCTCCGCAGACTAGGCTCGAACAGTCGGCGTCGGCGTTGGCGGTGAGCCACCCGGCATCGTCACTGTTCGCATAGACTGTCCGGCGGTGTGGCTGCGAGTAGCCGACGCTGTACGCGCCGCCGTACGCTTTTCCTGGGCCAGCTTCGGCCCAGTAACGGGCCTGGGCGGCCGCCACGGTGTGTAGAGACACGCGATTCCTTTCTGTAGTTGGGCGATTGCTTGGGTCAGAATCCAACGGCGATCCACATGAGCGCGTGCGCGTGCGATTTATCATTCTCGCCAGGGAACATGATCCGAAAACCCTTATTCGTTAGGGTTTCGACGGCGGGCTGCGTGGTGGCCGTGAATTGCCATTTCACCGCGTTATTCCAAATCGGCTGGAATACAATAGACAAGCACGCATTCGGGAATGGTGTCGGGAAATGCACTTCCTCCATATAGCCGTGCCCGTAATGAAGGCTGCCCGTGAACCCTGCGAGGCGACCGCATTTGACGATCATGACCTCATTGTGGGACGGCTGGGAGTAGGGCAGGCCGACGTCTCCGGCCTGCTGGGACTCGATTCGCATGCCCCCGGTGCCATCCCAGCGGGTGCCGTCGTAGCGAATCATGGCACTGATTGACTCGACCCAGAAGAAAATCGGGTCGGATGGGGTAGCCGTCCACCCCAGGTCCCATTTCGCGCGATCCCGCTTCCGGTAAGCATCCTGCCAATCCGATGCCCAGATAATGCTTTTGATCGAGCGACCCAGGGTATCCATATCGCCCTGAGCGTTAAAAGGGTCCGTCCCCTCGGGGACGCGGACACCATTCATGAGTGTGCGAGACATTCCTATTTCCTCTCAGGGTGCATTCCATTTGATTGTGATGCGGCCACTATCGGGGTCGGTGCCAATATCGGAGACGCCACCCTCGGTGCCGCCTCCGGTCCATAGGAGGCCGCCCCCGTTGGTGATGAGCCACTGGGCTACCTCTGCCGGGAGGGTGACGTCCTGGCCGCCGGGCGCCCACTGGGAGAGCGGCACGGACAGTGACGGTCCGGCCGCGGCCGGCTGCCGCCCCAGGCTCCCGGACGAGTGGCAGCGCCCCTGGAGAGTGACCGCCGTGTTACCGCCGTCGGCGGTCCGCTCCCCGAAATGCAGGCTGGCCTCCACGATGCGGAGGCCCGCGATCGCCTTCAGTGCCGCGAACTGACCGCCGTACCCCCATGCGCCGACGGACTGGAATTTGCCGCCGGCGACGATGCGCTCCGTCCACGGGTGGCCATCAGAGCGGCGCGTCGACCACGACGCGGAGTAGACAGGCCGGATCACCGCCGTCCCCTCAGACTGGCCCAGCCCCTGTAGCGGCGGGGGCGGCAGGACGTCCGGCATGGCGGGCGTCTCCTTCCAGGCGACGGGGCCGACCGTGGTCGCGCGCCCGTCCTGCCACATGAGGGAGACGGTCTGCCCGACCGACGGCGCACTCCAGGAGTGAGTCACAGACAGATTGCCGGCCGTGGTGCGGACGACAGCCTGGCCGCTGGCGGCGCTGATGACGGTGCCGGTCGTCGGCCTGGGCGCATCCGTCACACGCCCCAGGACGATCGCAGAGGACTGGCCAGCCGCCCCCCGCGTGAGAGCCACGACGACAGCGTCCCCGGGATTGACACTGACGGGGTCCAGCCAGGACGCAGGCACCTGCACCCCCTCGATCGTCACCACCAGGCGCCCCTGGGAGGACCCGACAGTGCCGGTGACGACGCTGGTGCCGCCCTGCTGGCCGATCCCCGCAATCAGCTCGGCGAGCCCGCTCATGCTGCCTTGTCCCCGAGGATCACGGCGCGCATCTCGCTGGCGTCGACGTCGACCTCTAGGGTGCTGGCGGCGACGCCGCTCTGCGCGTCTCCTCCGAGGCTCATGGATCGGACCTGCCCGGTGACGTCGATAGCGCGCCCGGACCGGGTGGGGACCGCGACGGTTACCCAGTCGTAGATCTCGAGCCCGGGGTGCGGCAAGCACTGGACCTTGAGGCGCGTGGTCTTGGGGCCGGTCTGTTCGGCGAGGCGGGTGGCTGCGGCGCGCTCGGCCGCCGTCGTCGAGTCGATCAGCGGGCTGCTGTAGAACTCGGTCGAATTGCCGAGCGGCCCGCCCCATCGGGAGACCCCGTGGTCCAGGTAGGCGCGGCCGATGTGCTCGCCCTGCCCGCCCTGGCTGGTGGCCACGACCGAGTTGTAGACGGTCCCCAGGTCCATCGAGCGGGACAGGGACACCAGGGCGGCCATGAAATCCCCGCCCTGGATCCGCCACACGGGGCTGTCCGCCCCCTTCTTCGGGTCGATGATGTGCATCGTCCCCTCACCGTCCGTGCGGCGCGCCAGACCCCCGTGGGACAAGAGATCGTCAATCGCGTCCAGCCGCTCCTTCTCGTAGATTGTTCCGGCCGCCACCTTCGGCAGCGTCAAGTTCTTCGAGTCGTCCACGAGCGGCACCGTCCCAGCCAGGAGGCGGCGCGCCTCCTTGACGACGTCGGAGCGCTCATCCCCGGGCGTCTTGGCCTGAAGCTTGTCGCGCTGGAGGAGGATGCTGGTGTCCTCCACAGAGCAGGTGACCACACCGCCGGTCGGCAGCCACCGCTCGACACCCCCGGCGCGGGTGAGTTGCCAGAATTGCTCCGGCTCGGGCTTGGTGACGACGAGGACGGCGCGGGGGATGCGACTACCATCCTCGGCGATCCAGGTGAGGCGCAGACGCGCCCCCGGCCCCAGGGTGTCACCCAGCACCCACGGCTGAAGCGTCCCATCCTCGTCGATGATCTTGATGGTGCCGGAGCACTGGACAGCGCGGCCGGCGTCCCAGGTCAGGGACCAGGACTCCACGCGCAGGCCAGCGCGCACCAGGTCGTCCCCCAGGTAGGCGTCCACCTGCACCGACTCCCTCGAGCGGGTGCCGGTGATCGACTGGCGGGCGGCGTCAGTCATCGCGAGCATGGTCAGCCTCCGATCTGGAGCGGACGCCTCTTGACGTCGGCGTAGGTCTTGGTCCCCAGGCGGGACTTGATCGCGTCGTAGGTGGCGCCCGCAGCGAGCTCCCTTGAGCGGTCGTAGGTGGCCCGGACCACCAGGACCGGCAGCGCCGGAGGTGCGATCACACCCCCGGACAGGTCCCACTGGGTGATGCCCTCGGCGACGTACTCGACCTGCATGTCGGCCGGCAGGTACCCGCCCCACAGGGTCGCCCGCTGCGGGTCATGAGGGACGCGCAGGAGGAGGACACCGGCCTGCTCCACCAGGGCCGCGACCCGGTCAGCCTGCCGCTGGTCCCAGGTCGTGATGATCGCCTTCAGGCCCTCAGGGGCAGTCCTCGCGGCCCCGAGCTGGACCGGCAGGCGCGCCCCCAGCGGGAGGACCATCTTGCCTCCCGTGCCCCACTTGTGGCCGGATAGGGAGCCAGCGGTCAGCAGCGGCAGGTCATCCCGTCCCTGGTCGCCCATGTCCAGCTCGATCGCGGACGTCCAGTCCAGCGGGTCGGACAGCCACGCCGACGGCGAGTCCAGGCGGACGCTCGCTGACCATGACTGCTCCGTGACCTCATGGCGCAGCGTGTAGGTGACCGTCTCCCCCAGGGGGATCTCGTGGTCCTCGAGGTAGTCCAGGTTGGAGATGCGGATGTCTGCGCCGCCGCGGATCAGGGTCGTGAACCCGCGGACGGTCCGGGTCACCGAGTATCCGGTGCCGTCGCCGTGGACGGCGAGGGACACCGCCGGGTGACCCTCCGAGGCGCTGATGTCCTCGATGGCGATCTCTTTACCGGGCAGGACACTGTGGATCGCCCGGGACGCTGAGCGGTACTTGTCGCCGGTCCACTGGTGCTGCCAGCCGACGCCGGATCTCCCCTCCTCCCTGGTTGGGGTGTCGCCGTCGAAGTAGGTCGTGTCGGCGACGCTCTCGCGCGTCGGACCTAGCTGGATGAGCACGTTGTCCGCGTAGATCGTGCCGACCCGGTTGCCCAGGTTGGTCACTCCCACGTAGACGTCGAACGATTCCGCGCCGGGCGGGACTTCCATGATTAGCCGACCGCGGCCGGTGGGTGCGGTCTGGCCGATCATGACCGCGTAGTGAACGGTCTGCTTCCCCGGGAGGTAGAAGTGCAGGGCGAGCATCGCCGCATCCTGTAGGGATGCGCCCATGGGGGACGTGTCGAAGTCGGCAGCGACGGACGCCCAGCGCTGATCTGTTGCGGCAGGCCCGCCCAGGTTGACGCGTTGCGAGATCGCGACCTTGTTGAAGCCGTTGGCGTCCTGCGCTTTGATCTTCATCCGGCCGTTCTCGGCGGAGATCTCCGACTTCCAGCTCCACCACCAGAAAGTGTCTTTGGTGAAAGAACCGTTCTGGCAGAGGTTGACTCGCATCTCAGTCAGCGCCATTCAATACCCCCTGGAATAGGGGGCGGGGATCGCTGGTGTGGCGATCCCCGCCCGGTTAGTGGATACGACGGCCGGACAGGTCCGACGCGACGCGGTCGACCGCGCGGCCGGCCTCCACCTGCATCCGGCCGATCAGGACGCCGTCGACGTCCCGCACCTCGAGCACTTCCGGCACGCCGGAGTTCCCCTTGGCTAGGAGGTCGTCGATCTTGTCCCACTGGCCGCCCGTGAAAACCGGCTCCGGCCTGCCCGTAGCGTTCAGGACCGTCGTCAGCCCAGGCTGCAAAAGGCCGCCGGAATCGAACTTGTAGAGGCCCGTCGACGGGTTGCCGTAGATCGGGGTTTCCCGCACCGGGATGCCGAATGTCGGGGCCTCGACCATCATCCCGTTACCGGAGGCGATGGCGATGTGGTGCGCCGGATACCCCCAGAACAACAGGGTGCCGGGAGTATTCAGTGAGCCGCCGGGCGTAGAGCCCGCCTGGTAGCCGGCAGCCGTCAGGCGCGGGATATTGCTCCCCATCTGGTGGGCCGCCCAGTAGACGAGGCCCGAGCAGTCGACGCCGGGCGGGATCGAGGATCCACCCCACACGTAGGTCGCGCCGATCGCCATCCTGGCCGCATTTACGATGTCGCTGGCGGCCATGGTGGCCGTCTTGCCCTTCAGCCACTCCCCGAATCCGTCGATCCACTTCTGTGGCATAGCGGCCGCGAAATCGTGGAAGAACCCCGAGCCGGGCAGCCCCCGCATCAAGACCTTGACGGGCGCGGTAATCAAGTTCTCGACCGCCCCGAGCGGGTCAGAGATGATCGAGGAGGCCGCGTCCGCGGCGCTGGAGATCCAGTCGCTCGCGCTCTGGACCCCGGCACTCACGGTCCCCTTGATCTTGTCCCAGATGCCACCCTTCGCGAAGGCGGCGAACTCGGCTCCCCGGTCACCGCCGGGGATGTGCCCGCCGCTGGAGCCGCGCGCGGCCGCGTTCATGCGGTGGATTGCTGCGGGGCCGCCGACGGCGCGCACCCACTCGGGCCGCATGATTGCCTCACCGCCGGAGAGGGCGATAGCGCCGCCGCCGTCCGGACTGTAGAAGTGGTAGATATCCCGCCCCGGCGAATAGCCGGGGAGGACACCACCGGTGGCATATCCTGGGATTGCGGAGACGTCCGGGAGCCTCAGGGAGAGTCCCAGTTTGTCGGCGATACTGTCGGCCGTTTTCTTAATTCCATCCCGGTATACCGTATTGATGATGAAATTAATGGGCTTTGCGGCGACAGATTTCACGCCATCCCAAATGGTTTGAATGCCGCTCTTCATATTGTCGAACGCGGTTTTGATGTTATCCGTAACCGTGTCGAAAATAGGCTTGAGCGTATTCTGGAACCACATTGCGACCGTATTCACGGTGCTCTTGATGCCATCCCAGATGGTCACCATTCCGGTCCACAGGAGGTTGGCTCCAGCCTTGATCCCATCCCAGACGGCCGAAATGACAGGCTGCACGTAGGTCTGGAGCCAGCCGACCACGGTTTGGACGGCCAACTGGATGCCATTCCAAATCGTCACAATCCCGTTCCATAGGAATTGCGCCCCGATCTGAATTCCAGTCCATACGGCGGAAATGGTCGGCAGAATATAGGTCGTGAAGAAATCCGCGGACATCTGGACGGCTAATTGAATGCCATTCCAGATGGCGACAATCCCGGCCCAAAGGTATTGCGCCCCGGTCTGAATGCCAACCCAGACTGCCGCCAACGCCGGTGCCACATAGGTGCTGAACCAGTCGACCGTGACAGCGACAGCCGCCTGAATCCACCCCCAGACCGTCTGAATACCGACCCAGAGGACCTGAGCGCCAGCCACAATCCACGACCAGACGGTCGCCAGTGTCGGGGCAACATAGGCCATGAACCAGTCCACGACAATCTGCACCGCAGTCTGAATCAGCGTCCAGACCACAATGAACGGAAGCGCCATCGCCCAGACGCCGATCTTGATTCCCGTCCACACGGCCTCAAAAACAGGGACGACATAGGCGGTGAACCAATCGGCCACCGTCTGCACCGCGGACTGGATACCCGACCACACGCCAGTGACGATGGAGACAAGCCCGCTCCAGATACTCCCCAGGACGCTCACAGCCCCCGTAATCACGGGCACCACATAGGAGGTGAAGAACCCGCTCACAGCCTCCCACACGACGCTCCAGGCGGCACTCAGGGCATTCAGTGTCGCATCCCAGTATGGGGCAATCCAGTCCAGGAATTTCTGGAACTCTGCGGTGATCGCCGCCCACGCTTTCTTGCCGGTCTCTGTCTGCGTGAAAAACCAGGTCAGGCCAGCCACGAGAGCGGCAATAGCGGTCACCACGAGAATGACCGGGTTTGCATTCATCACCACGTTGAAAGCGGCCTGAGCGGCTTTCGCTAGGTCCGTCGCCTTCTTGAATGACTCCATCCCAGTGACGAACGACAAGATTGCGCTGGCAGAACCGCCCAGGGCGGAAATCGCCATCACCGTCTGCATCCCCTTGAATGCGATGACGGCAGTGCCGATCGTGACCGCAAGACCACCCAGGAGGCCCTTGTTGTCGATGATCCAGGCGTTCATCTTCAGGCCAGCATCGACGACCCAGCTGACGGCGTCGCGCAGCCCCTCGAGGAAGCTCACGATGGCCGAATCGGGCTTGAGGCCGAAGATCGGCTTGTCCGCGTCGCCGGTGAAGATGATCTCCGCGATCCCCTGCACCGACGGGATGAGCGTATTGTTGATCCAGGTGCCGGCCTCGATAGCGGCATCCCGGATGCCGAAGAGGAAGTCTACCAGCCCGCTGTCCTCCTCGAGTCCGAAGAGCGATGCGGGCCCCTGATAGTCGCCCTGGAAAAGAATGCTGGCGACGCCCTGGATTCCAGGGATAAGCGTGCCGGTAATCCAATCCCCGGCCGCCCGGGCGGACTCCCCGATCTTGAAGAGGAAGTCAACGATACCGGAGTCCTCTTCGAGGCCGAATACCTTGGAGGAGCCATCAAACTGGCCCTTGGAGAGAATGTCCCAGACGCCCTGGATTCCGGGCACCAGTTTGTCGTTAATCCACCCGAAAGCCTTCTCGGCCCCGGTGGCAACATTCCCCATGAAGCCGGTCAGCGCCGGCTTGATCTGGTCGACGATACCCATCGCCCCAGACACCAGGGCCGCCTCGAGGTTACCCCACGCGCCCTCAATCGTCGCCGTCGACGTCGCCGCCTCCTTGGCGACGTCGGTCATGCCCAGGTCCATCACCGCGGCGTTGAATTCCTCGGCGGTGATCTGCCCTTTCTCCATCGCCTCACGGAAATTACCCGTGTAGGCGCCCGCCTCGAGGAGGGCCTGCTGGAGTTTCCCGGACGCGCCGGGGACGGCGTCGGCGAGCTGGTTGAAATTCTCGGTGGTGAGTTTCCCCTGACCGGCAGTCTGGGTGAGCACCATACCGACGCTCTTGAATGTCTCGGCGTTTCCGCCGGCGACGGCGTTCAGGTTGCCGGCAGCCTCAGCGAGCTTGTCATACCCCTCGACGTTATTCGACGCCAATTGGGCGGTGATCGACTGGATATCCGATAGGCCGTAGACGGTCTTGTCCGCGTAGTCCTTCGTGGACTTCGTGAGCCGATCAATATCGGCCGCGGATTTCCCCGCGAAGCCCAAGGTGTTCTTGAATTTGTTGGTGGCGTCGGAGGCATCAATGGCCTGCTTCGCGATATCCGAGAAACTGGCTGCCAGGCCAATAGCGCCGGTGACGGCGAGCGCACCGGCGGCGATCTTCCCGACCTTCTGGAAAGCCCCGCCCAGGCCGGAGACGATGCTGCGCTCAGCCGGCCGAGTGTCGACGTCCCCCAGGGCCTCCTTGAGTTGCTGGGAGATCGCCTTGGTGGAGAGGGCCACCTGGATCCAGGCTGTGCCGATGGTGTGTCCCGTGGGCTTGCTGCCAGCCATCCTGGCCCCTCCTCTATATGCTGGGAGGCCCCACAGCGGCGTGCTGCGGGGCCTCCCCTGTGATGGTTATGCGCTGGCCTGGGCGGCCAGTTCTGGGTGCCTGG